ACTAGCTCTGAGATTTAGCTCATTATATACATTCTCTGCATCAAAAGTAGATAGACCCTCTAGTCTGAATTGTTTCTCTATTTTCTCAGTAGTTTTTTTGTCTTTAGCTTTTAGTAGCTCTACCTCCTTTTGCATCTCCTCTATAGTTCTAGGAGTTTTCTGATTTTCATTTTTCATGATTTTTTTATGTTTGATTTATACTGACTATGCATTTTTGCATAGTTTCGCCTGGTCATCATCCAGGCTCATCAGAGTATGTTATTTTATAGTATCTCCCAGTCAATTACTTCTATTGACCATGGATTGTGACCGAATTGTATAGCACACAAATTGGATGCTTTCATTTTTGCATCCCATTCACATTCTGCTTCTACTGTGTAATCTATGCATGTTAATTTATCTGATTTACTCGGGTTTTCTTTGACCTCTACCTCTACTATGTATTCATATGTATTTCTCATGACTATTTATTTTGGGTTGATTTAATTAGCCTTTCTAATTCTCGTGCATAGGTCCAAGTGTTCCAGCTGTAGTAGCTATCAGTTGATATCATTTCCATTCTGTTTTTTGGGATTCTCAATCTCCAGCCATAGTATGTTCCTCCTCCACTAGTGTGGTATCTGAGACCATTTTCTCTCCATTTAGTTTCACTCCATTCATCAAGATGATTTTCTATGTTTAGCTCATCTAAAAGTTTTGATATCATTTTTAGACTTGGAAATCTAGCTGGTCTTGTTCCAGTTTCTCTTGCTTTTAATTGTATTCTGTAATACGTTTTTTGAGATTGTTTTGATAGGTTTTTCATGATTATTTATTTTGGATTGATAATTCAGATATTCTAGCTTCTATGTCAGACTGCATGTCTCTCAAATCTTTTTTAGATAATTGATACATATTCTGTAGTGGAAAAAATATCATATCCTTTACCTTTTCTAGTAGAGTATTTAGCTCTGTGATATTGTATTTTTCTAGTTGTTTTTGTCTTTCGTTTTTCATGATATATATGTTTTGATTTATGATGGTCACAAAGATATATACATAAAAATATATAATCCAAATATTTTATAGTAAAATGTAAAACTACTAGATAAAAACTACTGTTTTTTAGTCTTTAATTTTGCACAATTAGATGTATGTTTAGCCTGTGCTGTAGCTATTTTGTCTGGGTCTTTTGTCTTTTTTGCCTTTTGTAGCTGTCTGTATGATAGATTACATGCTTTGAGATAGGCTAATCTGGTATTTGTCCTGGTCTTTTTTTTGCTCATGACCCTAGATGTTGAGGTATTATGACTGGTATCTGTCCATTATCTAGTATTACAGCACATGATATGATATACTTTTTAGTAAAATTCTTAGCATAAGCCATAGCATATGATTTGTCATTTACACCTACACCAGTCTGGACAGCAAAGCATCTCCTATCTTTGTCTACTTTCCACATAATTGTAGCCTCTGTATGTAGATGTCCCTGTACAACAGACATCCCCCAGTTTACCATCCTATTATATGCAGCCTTTAGACCACTACTACCAGTACCATGTGTATAGTATACATTGTCATATACAAAATGGTCATCAAATGTCCACCCTGGAGTACCTAGGACCTCATCATAGTCTCTAATCCATCTATTTGATACACCAGCATCAAAGCTCTTTCTAGCTATAATAGCATCATGATTGCCAATGCATACATCTGCTACTGGAAATGCTTTGTACCATTCCTGTATCTGGTCTATAGCTCTCTGTAGCTCCTCTCCAGCTGAGTAGCCATCTGGGTCTGTAGGATGAAATGAGGAATAATGGTTGTCTATTAAATCTCCTATAAAAATTACATGAGATATATTGTACTTTTTATAGACATCTAGACAGTGCTCAAGATATCCCTTTTTTATAAAAGGAGCATGGAGGTCCCCAATGACCATAATATTTCTAGTACTACTCTCTCTATGTTTTTTGATGATGTCATACTCCTCAGATGTTAGTCTGTATTGTTTGTTTGCCATATGTCAAATATATAGACATGCACCCCTCATAGAATGCATGTCATATTTTATTTATTCACTGTATGATGTTTATTTCTTTTTAGATATATCAGCTACTCCCTGTGCTCCAGTCAATGCGACTAGTGCCCAGAATATCTCACTAACAGCATCCTCAGTAACACCTAGTGCTCTGGCAATAGTAGGGATGACCATAGCTGCTATAGTATACCATACTTTCTTAGATTTTAAAATTGTGTAGATTAAATACTCTTTCATTTTATATATAATTTTGGTTAATACTCATATCCCCATAGTATGTCCTGTGACTTTTTATCATCACAGTCTACATGGATAAAATTCTTGCCTAAACCCAGTCTTCTAAACCCGACTGACATTAGACCTTTTAATATTCTGTATTTTTCATAATTGCCTTTGTATGCTATGTCAGCTGCTAAACCTTTGAGATGACTAGACCCAACACGACCTCCAACTTTCTCATTGTGCTGCACTGTTCTGTAACCACTAGTTATTACAAATGGTACATCAGCTCTGTCTCTCGCCTCATCCAAATCTACCAAAAACATAGAGCACATTTCTGAGCCAGAGCCAGGCAAATCTGGACTTGCAAACTCACTAATTTTAAACCATTTTAGACCTATTTCTTCTAAATCTGGACAATCGTATTTTTCGCTATTTTTAGCCTCTCTGTTGCATTTACACATATCTGTAGTATATTAGTATCAAAAACTTTAGTTCGTAGAAACACTAGATAACAGCATCACTTATTTTTCTTTCTATAGTACCACCATCTGTCAGCTGTATATGCTATAGAAATGACTAATAAAAGTATCTTTAAAATCAACTCTAAGTCAGTTAAACACAGTGCAAATGATGTACTATTTACTGTCAGTACTGGTCCTATTTCTTCTACTATTCTCTTTCCTGGCATTGCTTTTTTCCTTTTTTTGGAGATACTTTTTTAGTGCTATCTCATTATTATTTTTAGTATATTTAGTAATCTTTATATTCATATTCTAGTATTGTAGGTCAGCATCTAAAAAGTCATTCAGTGATATATTAGTCATCCTCCTATGTAGACCCTGTATCCTCTTGTCTAGATTCATAGCTGAGCTATATGCATATTTCTGTGGTGTAATATCCTCATTTGTATTTGTAGTATACTCTGGATATGATGAGTTATTATGTTTTAGATAGTCTACTAATCTCTTTCTAAACCACTCAGCTGTATCCAGCACACTATGTCTGAGGTCCTGCAGCTCCTCTCTAGTTATAGGAGATGCATTGTCTGAGCTTTTTAGCATCACTCCCTTATTCATCACTTTATAGTGCATATATGGTAGTGCCTCATAGAATGCATAGTGACATAGTGTATCTGCTACATATGTATTTATCAGTGTAGCATATACTCCAGATAGTGTACCTCCAGTGATTTCACTCTGACATTTCTCATAGAGGTCTGTACCTAGAGATGTCTCTATATATTTCCTCTGTGCTATTTTTAAATATGGTAATAAAAATTCTACATCTACATTGTTTGTAATACTAGTAGTCTCTTTTAATCTTTGCTCTGATACAAATAGTGCATAACTCATTGTCTATATTTTTTATGTTAAACCTCCTCTATTAGGCATATCTATTGGAGCTACTGGTACCTCCTGTGGGTTTGGCTCTGGTCTGAAACCCTGTCTCCTAGCCTCACTAGTAGATACTACCTCATCATCATTTATAGCTCTATTACCTTTTTGTAGGTAAATTTTTCTAAACCATTTGTGATAACAGTATTTTCCTCCTTTGTATTTCCATATGCTGTATGTGTTCTTTCCATTAGGTCCCCATCCTGGATTGACAGCCATTCTACTCATAGCTAGTATATCTTCTTTTCTATATACTTTTCCTGCAGCCATCATAGCTTTGCAAAATGGTCTTTCTGGAGATTGACTACCAGTGTATATATATCTAACTCTAAATAACTGTCCATCTCTACCAGTACCATCCTGCTTTGATTTCCTATTAGGATATCCTTTTCCAGTTTTTACAGCCATGTCTACTCTACCACTATTTAGTTTAGCCTCATAATCCTCATCCTCAGTTTCATCCTCAACTGTCTCCTCAGAGATTAACTCATAGTCTTTGAGTATATCCTCCTCATACTCCCCAAAAGTCGCTAAAAACTCATCTAACACGCTATTAGAGGACAGCTCAGACTTCATAGGAACACAGTTAGGTACTTTTTTACCTCTTTTTATTTTATGTCCATATGGCTCATAGCCAGGTTGACATGGATTAGGAGATATCAAATCTGTCTGACTACAGTCCTCACAGCTGAGCTCCATAATCTGTTCATGATTTTCACAGGGCATATAGTAGGTAGTACCATCCATAGTATGTTCATGATAACCTGTACAACCCATACTCTCTGCTTTAGCCTCTGCCTCCTCTATAGTATCATATAGTGGTAACTCTATACCATCTGTAATCATGCTACCTACCTTTGAATACTCATATCTTTTGTATCTCTTTTTCTTCTTTTTACCTTTTTTATACAGTTCCTGCTCATCTGCAACAGTATCATCCTCATCAGCTAGTGCTGGTAATCCTAGCTCCTCTCTCAGCTCATCTACAGTCATGACCTCTTTGAGTACATCAGCTCCAAATTTATTGTTCATAGGTGCTGATTTCTGTATAGATATAGATAGATTTATATCATTTATATCTAGTATATGTCTGATACATTTTAGTATTACATCCTGGAATGGAGATATTACTGTATTGTGATACAGCTCATATGCATCTAATAGCTCTGTTCTACCTCCTAGCTGTCCCTCTGTTTTTACACCTAGTAGCATTGGAGATGTAACTCTATGTGCAATCATGATATTCTGTATAACTAGCTTGTTTAACACCTCATATTGTTTGTCTGCATCTGATAGTGATATAGGCTGTAGTGTAGGCTCTCTAGATTTATCATCAGAAAATGTCAGTACAAATTTACCTGCATTACTAGCTCCAGTAAATTTTTGCTGTATCTTTTTTTCTAGCTCATATCTCTCCTCCTCAGTAGGTATACCATTATTAAAGTTTATCCAAAAGTTAGGAGAAAAGCCATTTCTAATATTTGACAGATGGAATTCTGATATTAACTGGTCAGTTAAACACCAGTTTGTACCTGCTTGATAGTCTGGAGTATGGTATATTTCCATACCTGGAGAGTACATCCCTTTGTACAGTAGCTGTGATGGCTTTGACCTATCACTAGGGTTAAATGCTGCTACTGGTTTTGGTATATATCCAGTCTGTCTATATTTACTCCAGTCAGCTGACAGCCAGTACTCATCTACCTGTCCCCACTCATTGAGCTTTCCACATCTAACTCTCTCTACTGGTACATGATAAATCTCAGATATTGTAGTTCTATCCTGGCTCCATATGATGTTTAGTGCAAACCCACCCTGTAATTTTAGGTCAAATGATATTTTTTTTAGGACCTCATGTAGTGTTTCCTTTCTATTTGCCTGTGCTAAAAATTTTTTCAGCTTGACATATGCATCCAGATTATCCTCAGCTCCATCATCTACTACTATATTGTCTCCAGCAATCATAGCACTAGTAGCATTTACTACAGCTGCATGTGTAGGAGAGCTATTATATAGGTCTATGATAAACTGTGGATACTGGTTTTTATATGCTCCAGTACCATACTGTACCCAGTTATCAGCTGCACTCTCTGATATGTGAGGTGCTGTCTGTTGGTCTAGATAGACCTGCATTAGAGGTGGTATTTTATTAGTTTTCTTTGCCATAATTATTGTATCATTTGTACTCTAGTATCATCTATTGAACGTATCACTGCTAATACAGTTGCTAGTTCTGAACAGCTGTATATGATTATCTGTCCTATATCTCCTATAAAATCATTTATTTGATTATTTCTACAGCCTATAGTATCTATGTCTAGTGGTTTTGTACCACTAAATGATGCTTGATTACCCTGTCTTACACCATCTATATATACTGACATAGTACCACTAGTCCTAGTTATTACTATTCCTACTGGGTCTCCATCTGGTAAACTATCATCTAGCACTACAGTTCTCAGCTGACCATCTGCCTTTACCTCTACCTCCTCTATGTTTTTGATTCTAATAAAATCATTTGCACTACTAGCATCTGCTATAGTGACTAGATTACTCACAGTATCTGCACTCATTTTAACAGCAAAGCCTATAGTAAAATCATCATGAATAGTCAGATGTGGTGCTGTACCTAACATCTCCATGTTCTCATTATTTCCATCAAAACTGTATCCATATCCAGTCCAACTTGGTTGTGCTGCATCTGTTAATTGTATAAAATCTCTACCTTTATCAGAGCTATCTTTCCATCTATTGATTTGTCCAGGTACACCAGCACCTGGATTAGATAATAAATGACTAGCCAGTTCCAAATTTAACTCATATGTTTCTGGAACACAATCTCCAGCTGGATGATTATCCGTGGTAGTAGCTATCCTATTTATAGATAGTTTCTGTGATAGACTTAAATAAGCCATTACTCAGCTGTATCAAAATCATGCTCAGTATAGCACATAGCTATACCAGATGTGATTGTTATAGCTGTAACTCTACAGAAGAATGTAGTGCCAGCTGGAAATGTATCTATTAGTTTACTCTCAGCTGAGCCATCAATACTGATAGCTGAAACTGTAGTGGCTTTAGGAAAGTATACTGCATAGTAGTCTTTGCCTGTTAAACCTCCACTACTCGCATTTATGACATCTACAGAGCCTTTGCCTAGTTGCTCTCTCAAAAGGGTATTATTACTGTCTGCTAAACTCATTTTTTATATATTAATTAATGTGAATAAAATTATTTGTTGCATCTATCTGACTGCTAGTTATTTTGTTTGTATGTGCTGTATATGATACCTCTCCATCTGGTAAATCTCTAGTAGTTTTTCCTGCTGTTGTAGTACCATTGAGTATAGCTGTATACTGTGCTGGAGATAATACTAGAGCTTTTCCTCTATCTACCTCTCTGTATATAAATGGACCTTTGGTATTAGGATTGCTACCTGGAGAGTTATATACACTCTGTGGTGGATATACACCTCCAATCTGATTTTCATATAGTCTATATGAGTAGTATCCTCTCTCTGATAGTGTTATTAGGCTCAGAGCACTAGTACCAGATTCCTGTGCTAGAAATGTACCATGTAGTTTACTGCCTACTTTATGTATAGCACTACTACCATTTGCCTGTAGTTTTAACAGCTCTACTCCTACACTCTCTCTAGTCATATCATTTGTCAGATGTAGAAATAGTGAACGGTCTGGTTGTGTACTACCAGCTGGACCCCAGCCACTGATGACATGGTCTGCACTAAACACTACATTGTTTACTCCATTATCTACTAGTAGTAGCATATTTATTTAGACTTTTTTTTAGGTTTTACCTCCTCAAAGTACTCATCATATCCATCATCTATCAGCATAATAATCTGAGACTGTGATAGGTCAGCTAGTTTTACTACTTTCACTCCTGGACATATGCTACTCTCAGCATATATATCTTTCACTTTGTAGGTCTTTTTACTCATAGTCTTTTTATATAAGTATAAAATCTGATAAAAAGGTACAAAAAAAAGGAGATACTTATGTCAGATATCTCCTCTTTTCATGAAAAACTATATAAAAACTCCTATTAGTAAGCTGGAGCTACAGTTAAATTTGTGATATTATCAAATGGATTAGCTGTTCCACTACCTGCAAATCTCATAGGCTCTGGCTCTTGAGATGTAAAGGTCAAATCGTATCCATTCATGTCACCTAGTGCTGTTCCAGTACTAGCTGTACCAGCTGTCAGCTCAGCTCCATTTGTCTCACCTATCACAAACTGATTATTATTATTATCTAGTATATATATCACTAGTCTATTCTGTGCTAATAGTCTGATTTCATCTCTATCAACTCTAGTCAGTTTATGTAATTTTATATTGACAGCTCCCTCATAAAAGATAGTTCCATTCTCAGGTGCTGACTGTATAGTCTCTGTGAAATTTCCAGTTCCTTTAGCTAACTCATATCTAAATACAGTATCAGCTGCTATCTCTGTTAGTACTCCATCTGCATCATATGTAGGTGTATAATCAGCTACTGCCTGGAACATTACTGTTCTGATACCTCCGATAAAATCTTTACAGTCTAACTGTCTACCTGTTGTTAATGTACACGCCATATTATTGTTTCTTTTTTAGGTTAAAATAGAGAGGTCCATAGGACCCCTCTACTATTATTTATTAGTCATGTCTCACAATATCTCCTCCCTGTGCATGCTGAGTTCCCCCAGTAAATTTAGCAACAACTCTAATATTATTAGAGCCATCTAGGTCAGACATATCTAAGACTTTAATCTCTGTATGGTCACTGACTAAATCAGTACCAAAGAATAAATTTGACTTCTGTGCTGCACACAATTTATTGTCTGGCATTCCTGGACATACAGCTATCTTAATACCATTGTATAATGGTACAAATGCATCATTCATGCTGTATAATTGCTGATATCCTGCATTAGCTTGATTCTGTAGATATAATCTGTATGATGTAGGGGACATATAGATGTATAGGTCATCTTTAGTATATACAGCTGATGGTATTGCAGCTGATATTAAACCTAGATTGTCATCTATGTTAGTAGCATCAAAAGCTGTACCAGCTCCACCTGCATTATCAGATTCTACTATAGCTGTATCATTCTCAAAGTGACCGTTTCCTGGGTGGAAGAAACCTGTAAACTCTCCTCCATTTGCACTCAGTCCAGTCCAGATATTAGTCTCTACATGGTCTGCAATAGAGCTAGATAAATGTGACATTAAAAAAGCTGTAAAGTCATCAGATAGATTATTGTTGTGAGCTCCTGCTGACATCTGTGCAGCTTGCCACTCAGATAATACATCATTTTTACATAGGTCAATATTAATCTGTAAGTTTTTTGGCTCTAATACTCTTTCTGTTAAAGTCACATCTCCTGCGTTTGTAAAATCACAGTTAGCATCAGTGATGAGACCACTAGTAGCTACTTTTGTGATATTTCTTTTGTATTTAACATTTTCTAAAATTGTCAAATACTCTAATGATTTAGCCTCTTTCAATGCTGCAGCTATATACTGTCCAGCATGACTACCTGAGTAGTTAGAGGTAATTGGTGTTACGAATCCTGGCATTTTATTTTAATTTTATGGTTATTTAATATTTGATAGATTATACATATATTTATCTCTAGCTGATAGTTTTGCATACTCAGCTTTAGATATAGTATTTCTAGTAGTATTTTTACTAAACTTTGACATAGTCTCTGGTCTAGTCGCTGGAGCTTTTTCTAGCTCTGCTACCTTTTTTGACAGCTCCTCTTTCTCAGCTCTCTCAGACACTACCTCCTCCTCTAGTGTAGCTGTGTTGCCCTCTAGCATTTCTCTCAGCTCATCTATCTGACTTTGCATAGAGCTGAACATCTCCTTTACAGCATCACTCATTTCCATAATTACTGTATCAGCATCAAACTCTAATTCTGTAGTTTCTTTTATCTTTTTTGGCTGTCTAGCTGGCTCTGGAGTACTCATCTCCTCCTCATCTGTCTCTGTCTCTACCTCCTCAGCTGGAGCCTCCTCAGTCTCCTCAGTTTCCTCCTCTATTATTTCTGATACAATACCCTCCTCCTCTACTTTAAAAGCTATACCACTCTCTGTAGCATATTTGCCGACTGGCAATGGCATGGTTGTACCATCCTCTGTGAGTACAGAAACGCTAACTCCAGCCTCTAGAGCATCTGCCTCAGTTGTAATAATTGTACCATCTATCAATTTATCTTGATAGGCTAGTTTTGTCTCTGGTTTATCTATACCTAGAGCCAATCTAATCTGTTCCTTTATAGTCATAATAGTATATGTATTTTATAGTAAATATATAATTAATAATTATTTTCCATTTTCAGCCTTTATTATTCTCTCAGCCCATCTCATCATCACATCTCCACCCCATAGATTATAGCTGATAGTACCACAGTCATCATAGTTTCCAGTATCATAGGCTTTGGCTCTTTTTAGATAGCTGTAGACCCTTTTGACAGTATCAAAGCTGATAGGCTTTCTCTGTTTGATTTGCTGTGCTCTGACTTTCCCAGTTTGAGTTGCACATTTATTTCCTCTTTTCTCATTTTCTCTGATAGCTCTATCTGCATTATTACTAGCTGATTTTGGATAGTCATTGTATGAGGCTAAATCTAGGATGTCTGCTAGTGCATCTAGTATATCTACTGGCTTTAGTTTTTTAGGTTTGCTAGTTTTTTTAGACAGTTTGCTCATTTTATCTACAAAGTATCCCTCTATACTATATCCTTTGACTTCCTGTCTTTTTATCATATCCCATACAGCATCATTATCCACTTTCATAGAAACCATCCATGTCCCTTTAGGAATATTTTTATATCCATATAATCTAGCTTTATCCATAGCTGTATCCTGCACTATCCAGCTCTCTACTGTAGTAACACCAGCAATCCTCTCATCATGCTCATATGTAGCTGATTTTTGATTATTATGTATGAGATACAGCTCAGATGCTCTCTTGACTGTCTTTTCAGAGAAATAGACATAGTACTCATCTCCAGTCTGCTCATCTACTCTATATATCTGTTTATTAGGTATCAGAGCTGGACCTACTAATAGCCTCTTTTCCTCATCTACTTTTGCTAGTATTATATTTTGTTTTTTATGTTTGTTTAGTGCTACCCAGTTCTCCTCTATAGCTGGAGAATTGACTAGGCTAATTGCATCTATTGCTAACTGAGCCTGGTCATCATCTATGACTAGCTCTACTATTCTGGTTACTTTTTTCATATCTATAATTTTTAAACACTGGCTTTTCGCCTAATTTTATTTAATCTACTCTGGCTATTTGTCATCTCATCAGTAAGAACAAATGCTTTGACTGGCTCTGGAGACATCATGTCTAGAGCTCTACCCATATCTGGAGTAGTAGCTCCTCCTCTAGCAAAGCCTACACCTCCACCAGCCATATTTATATTTGATAATAGTGGTCTAAATGCTCTAGCTGATTTAGCATTTATGACTACCTCCCCTCTACTTAGTCTAGCTGGTATACTATCACTAGTACCATTTCCATATCCTCTCACTACACCTCCTCTAGCTTTTGCCTCTGGTATAGGAGTTGATTGTATAGCCATCATAGATTTCATACCAGCTGCTAGTGCTAGTCCAGCATTTATAGGAGCTAGTACTGGACCTACTACTGGTATTCCGACTGTAGCATTATATGCTTGCTGAGCTCCTGTAATCATACCTATCATAGCCTCAGCTGTTTTTAGTGCTTTCCATGCTTTTGTCCCCTCTCCAGCCATCTGTGCTGCCTGTCCAAACGTACTACCTAGTGCATTTAGCTGGTCAGTTTCTAGCTGGAGCTCCATCTCTTTTTCAGCTTTTGCTAGTGCCTCTCTCTGTCTACTATATTTTTTCTTTATCTCATTTTTTAATACCTCTGCATTCTCTACATTCTCTACAGCTGCTAGCTCCTGTTCCTCTTGAAATTGTAGCTGTAGATTTGCTCTCTCAAACTCATCCTCTATGACAGCTAGTGCATTTTCCTGTGTTAGCTGTCTGATTTTATCAGCATTAGATTTGACTTTATTTTCTCTCTCTAATGCATCTGCCTCCTCCTGTTTCTTTTTCTCCTCAGCTCTCTTTCTTTCCTCCTCATCTTTAGCCTTTTTATCTGCCTCCTCTTTATCTCTCTCTGCCTGTCTTTTATCTGCAAACTCTTTGTTTAATCCATTAAGAAAATTCTGTAAACTAATCTGTCTACCAGCTGCCTCTTGCTGTATATTTGCTAGCTCTATCTCTGCCTCTGCCAGAGCATCTAGGTCCTCTGCTTTATTTTCTCCAGTTTCCATCTCAGCTTTCATCAGCTCTACTCTCTCCTTTGCTAGTTTGATTCTCTCATCCTCCAGCTCTTTTTCTTTTGCAAATGCTGTCTCTGCAGCTTTTTTTCTGACATCATATGACTTAGTGATATCCTCTGCTATTAGTTTCTGCTGTTCTATAAATGCTACACTCTCAGCTGTCTTTACATTTAGGTCTCTCTGTGCATCAGTATTTTTCTGCATAGCATCTGTCAAATTTGCTATAGTTTTTGCATCCTCAATGACCTCTTTTTTGAATCCTTTTAGTGCTGCCTTTGCATCTTTTGTAGCTCCTTTGAAATCTCCACTCATTAACTTTACTATTGCTGAGCCTAATTTTCCTATTCTATCTACAATATTTTTCATGACAGAGCCTACTATATTTAGAGCCTTTTGTAATTGTTCTGCACCTTTTTTTGTTTGTGTAAAATATGCTACAAGTGAGCCTATAGCTACTACAAAGGCACCTATACCAGTGCTGAGTAGACCAGCTTTGATACTACCAAACATCACTTTGGCTGTAGTTTTTACTTTGAGCATGGCTTTATTTACAGCTCTCATAGATGCACCCCAGATAGTAGTATCTTTTTGTGCATCTTTTGTAGCTTTCCCTACTTTCTCTATATCTTTCCTAGCCTCTACAGCATCAGTAATCAGATTTAATATTATTTGTTCTGCCACCATTTTTTATCTAGTTTATATTTACCATTTATATTCTCATCATCTATACTATACATCAGTGGTAGAGCTGACTTTAAGCACTCTATACCGATTAGTATATTTTTTTTAATTATGTTTAGTATGTCTCTATCCATGTTTTTTGCCTGTTTTTATCGCATCTAACGTATTTACTCACTACTTAAGCTAGTACTACTCCGAAACTCTGTAAAGTCCACTGTAGCTGTCCATTCTATAGCCTTTCCAGTTTCCCCTCTAACTGTAATTTTAAAATGTGTACCAGATGTAGCTGCTGTAGGTCTCCAGTTTGATACAGAGCCATGATTTGACATAGTTTTTCTAGTCCTTTTTATCTGCATAATACCAGCTCTATTTATGATTACACCTCTCTCTAACCAGCTACAAAAATCTCCAACACCTCCACCCTCAGCCTCACTAGATGTACATACAGCTACTACAGATGCATTGAAATACATGATGCTATTAGTAGGTACTGGATAAAAGTTTGTACCATCATTATTTATATGACTATTGATAGTACCACCAGTTGTAGATGTCACTCCAAATAGCACTCTAGTATACTGTCTCTCTCCTAATATATCCTCCTCTAGACTACCTCCATGTACATAGTGATTAGCTATAGTAGCATTTGCTCTAGTTCCCATGATAGTGCTATTCACACACCCTCTATTTACCTCTCCAAATGTACCATTGACAGCACAGTTAGTACTCTCATTTAGTGAGTTATTTTTACCATTTATATGTCTACCTATTAGGTCTATATCTACTGCATTTCTAAACCCTGTATCATTAGTAGTATTGATAGCTCTAGTACTCATATAGTCAAATGTACCAGCACTCTTGCACAGACACTCATTAGTATCATCATTATATCTAAACCCATATGCTAGACACTCCTCCTTTGTAGGAGTAGTCTCTGTCAGCTCTAGCTGGTCTGGTCCCTCTGCAGCTTTTCTAGTATAGTGCTCAAATATAACTATACCATCCTCTTTGATTACTTTTGGTCTTTTTGTTTGGTCTATTTTAAATCTCATATTACAGATTTTTGATAGTGATAAACTCTACTTTAGCTGAGTTGATTCCATTATATTCTATTTTTTTTACTCTATATTTTACTCCAGATATAGTCACTACATCATTAAATCTAAATCTCTCTATCTCATTTCCAGATAGCTGTAGATTCATCCTCACTAGTCTAGTATTTTTGTGATATAACTCATCTATATATGCACTCCAGTACTGATTAAATAGTCCTAATAGTACAGCTCCAGCTCCAGGATAGTACTCTACTACTCCATAATCTACACTGAGTACACCAGCTCCAGCTGCTGGAAATGTATTAGCTGGAGAGAATAGTAGATAGTCATAGTAATAATCATGTGTGCTACCTGCATATGGAGCACTAGTACCATATCCTATAGTAGATGTTTGTACTCCATTATCATACAGTATCCTCATCACATTTGACCATCCTAGCTCTCCTGCCTCATTCATGATTTGTGGAGCATATAGGTCTGTACCAAAATGATATAGGCACTCTGTACTAGCTATATCTTTTGTCTCTACTAGGTCCTCTTGCTCATCATATAGGTCATCTCCACTCTCAAATTTATATGGATATTTCCACTCATTAGGTTTGTTGTATAGTCTAGTAATAACATCATCACTATCCTCACTATGTCTAAATGTGATATCCTTTGCTAGTCCCTCTATTGGTAGTATTTGTATCTCACTAGTATCTACTTTTTTTGTCCAGTCATGCTGAGCTCCACTATCCACCCAGTCATCATATGGCTCTATCTGTATGATAGTTGGGTCATCCTCATCTGGTAATAGTACTAGATTAAACATAGTAATTAAATTTTTACAGAATTCCCACTGTGATATCTCTCCTCTAGGTCCACTCAGAACATCAGTAAGCTGCACTTGGCTTCTAGTCATGTCATACGTTATGAAACCATAGGCATGTGGGTCTCCAGATGCATTTTCATCAGCTAATTCTACACCATATGTAGTACCAGCATTTAGATTTTCTACCATATACTCTACATACAGTCTATCTCCCTCATCTACCTCTATTATCTGTGTAAATGGATTTGTGGACCAGCTCCTCTGTGAATAGTTATTATACTGTGCATTAGATAGATTATTTATAGTTCTAGTTTGCATCTGTGCAGCAACAGTAGTAGTACCAGCACTGTTATCAAAGTGCATCACTCTACAAGTCATAGATATTGTATCACTACTATTTACAGCCATAGTCCCTCTACACCATAGGTTTAGCATTACATATACTGTAGTAGCACCAAACCCAACTGGTACCTGTATCTCATCAGATGTAGCATTGTAGTATGTAGGCATAGGAAATGCACTACTAGAGCCATATATAGTAGATGTAAATGCTGGTAGTTTCTCATATGATGTAGCTGTACCAGCTGTATGATTTTTTAGATTAGGCTGTATTGGGTCTCTCCTCTGCTCTCTACCACTACCCATTAGTCCATTTACTGCTGCAAAATCTGCATATAATTTTTTCCATGCATCTGTAGTCAAAAATGTAGACTGTATAGAGTATCCAGCATTTTTGATTATAGTCCTAAATAGGTAGTCTACCTGTATCCAGGGTCTATGTACATACTGGTGTTGCATTGTCATAGTAGATGTTGGTATACTAGGTACATCTATATATGATACTCCAGTAGTTGCATTAGTCTCAAATACTACATCTGGGCTATATCTAACCCATGGATATTTTACTGTATTACCATCTCTAAAACCATTAGCATGTGGTGCATTAGAATATGTTAGACCAGTAGTCCAGCTAGCCTGTATATTAGTCTCATCATAGTCATGTTTGAGCTCTGCTAAATCTAGGTCTCTCAGTATAGCCTCTGATAGTGTATCTTTAATATTTACTATGTCAGAGAATATAGTGATTTCATATGCTATCTGTTTATTAGATTTGACAGTAACTCCATTGAGCTGTAGCCATCCCTCAAATATAACATGAGTATTTTTACTGACCTCACATCTAGTCCTCTTATGTGGGTCAAAATCTCCATCAACTTTTACATTATACATATATGTAAAAAAGATATTATTTGACTGTGTACCTGGCACCTCAAATGATTTAGAGTATGAGCTAGTCCTCTCTGCAATATTAGTATAGTCATCAGCATTAAATACCATAGGTATTGGCTCATCCTGGTATAAATGTATCTGGACCATGTGCCCTGGAAAAGATGCATTGTTTGATGAAACTGCTCTTAGTGTAATCATTTACTGTATATTTAGTGATGATAATTGATTCTGTTGTACATTTACATATCCATCTACCTCCAGCTCTATTTCATACTGTGCTACTTTATCGTTTGCTCTAGTATACCTCTCATATCTATTTGTAGATAGCGTTACACCTCTAGTATAGTCAAACTCTGTACCAGGTCCATCAGCTCCAGTATCTGCATTATTATAACTACCTAATATATACACTGTAGGAGATGTAAATAGCTCCTCTAACCAGACAGATGTAGCATCATCAACCCAGTCTGTATTGACTGTGATAGTCTCTTTAGCTGATACATTGATAGTGTTATTTGACCTATGTGTTGGTAGTACCTGCATCCACAGTACCTGTGAGCCTCTAGCCTGCTCTGTATTTTCTCTCTTTATATCTAGCTCTCTATATGATTTTTTAGTAAAATTATAATAGTCCCATGTACCATGTCTATTTACCCAGCATAGTCTTATACTCTCATATCCTTTACAGTCATCCTCCATACGTTTAAATGTGTACTGTAGTGACTTATATCCACTACCATTATGTAGACCTATAGTATACTCTGTAGCATTATTTGTAATCCACTGTATATTAAATGTAGCATTGTTTATCAGATTAGCTGGTCCACAACCAAAGTACTGTAGCATTTTGTATGAGCTAGTCATAGTACTATCTGTAGAGCCATCATACATACTATCTGTCATATCTATAGTCTGACCGTTTATCTCTATTCTCATCCTATCCCATGTAGCATTTACACCATTTTGTAATCCAGATAATGTGCCTACAGTCATATAATCTCCATCTCTGACATACTGTGTAGTTGGTGCATTTGATAGAAAATGTGCTGAGGGTTGATTAGGAAAAAATGGACCTCCATATAGTGGTAGAAATGTTTGGAGCTCTACACCTCCTGTAAACGTACCAGTACCTCCATAGGCATGTGAGTTCCTTTGTGCATTATTAGGCACTGTACCATTCCAGCAAGCCATCTCATTATGTCTGATTAAATCTGGATATATCACAGCTGGGTCTGTAGCTGTAGGTGCATACATCTCTCCAAATCTGACATCAAATCTAACCATATTATAATTATTTAGTGACCACTGGTCTATCAAATGGATAGGTATAGTATCATAGTGATTGAATGTCCATGTCTGACTATGACCTTTAAATTTAGGCTCAAACCCAGACTGTCCAGTACTACCTAGATTGTCTGTCTGTACATGCTGTTCTAGTATGTCTCTGATATTTACATTACCATATCCAAATATTGCTGGAGAGATTTTTAGTCTAGCATCTATGACATTAGATGCTGAAAAATTGTATATATGCACATCTACTATATATTTAAATTTAGGTAGTGCTACGTTTGTGCTAGTCACTACAAAATTCCAGTCCTGTCCAGCTGGTCCCACTTTATTTAGTGGTGTTTTCATTATCGTTATTGCCATATCATATATATTTATAATGTACTAGTAGTAGCTCTCAAAAACTTTGCAACGTCAGAGGCATACATAGATATGACCTCCTGTGGTAGTCTTTTATAGTGCATATTAAATGCATCTCTAAAAAAGAATCTTGGCTTGATACCTTTCTCCTTTATTTTTCTGCCTATGAGATATGCTGCACTACTAATATTTCTATCATTTTTTTCTATAAATTTCCCACTAGATAGGTCTCTCAATCTCAGTGGCTTTATCTTTATCCAGTTTTTTAGCACACTAGGAGGTGGCTGTTTAGCACCTTTTCTCCTACCATACTCTACATATTTCCAGTGCTCAGCTGCTCCAAACTGGAGCTCTACAGCTCCACTAGGATATACTTTTAGATAGTATCCTAGGCTCTTTGACAGTGTTTTATTCTTAGTATTAGCTGGTCCTTTTCTACCATCTTTCCTCTTTGCTAGATTACTCTTGGCTCTAGCTACTACTTTTTGAGCAAATCTGTCTAGTGCTTTCTCTGTTTGTTTTAGCTGTAGCTTTTTCATCTATGCACTAGCTATATATATCTCACATCTCACATCAGCTGCCTCTACTGGTCTAATCATAATTTTAGATAGGTCTATCATAGTACCAAAACTAGGTACAGCATCTAGCTCACAAAATGATATTTGCTCTGCTGCAAATAGTACATGAGTACTTTCTGGACCTACTGTTATATGAAAGTTTTGATTGACTGCCTCCTCTCCTTCTCCAGATATTAGCACATATGCTACCTCTACTGTATTTGTAGTATCTAGATTAGTCACTCTGACATATCTAGCATCTCCTACATCTAGAGCTGTCTGTGTAGTTGCCTCTGTTGCTGCAAATACTACAGCTGTAGTAGTCTGTCCATTTTGACAATTAATAATTCTTTTGTAGTAGTCATTTATACCACTAATAGTCTTACTCCTAGTACATCCCACCTCAGTGCTGTATAGGTTTAAACTCTCTGTAATTGTTACTGTTAAATCTGCCATATTTTTAATTTTAAGTATATCATTATTGTATAGTATCTATTTCCTTTTTTTTGTTTTACATTTTTATATCATCATATCTAGCATCTAGTTTTACATAGTATGCTCATTTTGTCTTACTTACTAGCTCTCTCCCATAAACTCATCATGTGACAGCTGAGGTCCACTTAGTGTCCTTTTGCTAGAGCTGGTCACTGTACCATCATTATTTATACTGAGTTCATTCTGCTCATATCCATCCCAGTGACAAACACTGTAATCAAAGAAGTTTGTTATGCTAAACTGCATATTCCAGCCAGCTACATTGTCTGTAAATTTCTCTGTAAATGGCTCTAGTGTAAATGTAGTAGATATCTCATTTGTATATTCATAGTAGCTATTAGTATTAGCATAGTGATTACCACTAGTACCAAATATAGTCCCCTGCATTCTGCCTCCTCTTTTAAACCATGCTATAATATCTAGTAGGATTGTGCATGTCTGAGACTGTACTCTCTTTTCCATATCTCCCTCTCCAGGCTCTACTAGGTCCATACATATGATGTTAAAATTATACTGTACTTGTTTATCCAGTGCATTTACACTAGTAGGTACTACTACTATATGTGGATATACTACATTTCCAGCTGTGGATATTTCCCAGGGGTCTCCATAGTAGACCTCATGTACAAAGTGATGGTCTCTACATACTCCTACTATCATATCTACTACCTGGTCAAAAGTTCTAGGTTGGCTCATATTTTTTAGTTTCCGTTATATTTTTCTATTCTCTCTTTCTCCTTTTCTACCTCACTGTTTACTGACAGCCAGTTAAATATCTCATTGACTGGTCTCTTTGTGATACTATTTAATTTTAGCACATCTCCACCAGCTAGCTGATACATGACTATAAACCAGCCATATTTCTCAGCTAATGTGTTTCTGCTTTCCTCCTCTTCTTTTTCTGCTCCATAGAGCTCCTCTTCTTTTTCATCTCCAAAGATGATTTGATAGTGTCTATGTGTTTGTCTACGATAGTGTAAAAAAAAACCATAGCACCATATACAGTATCTATGCTCAGACTATCCTCAAATATCTTAGCTCTATCCTCTCTATCATCTATAGTATACTCCTCTATCCTATATCTATTTCCACTCCTTTTTATGACTGGTCTATATAGCACTGTTAGTATGTCTATCAGATTTGCATATCCATTTTGTATCCATGTATCCATATCTGCAAACTCTCCAAATGTCAGCTCATTCATATTAGGCACAAAACCATACTCTATACCATCTATCTCTATCACATTTCTTAGCTCTTTATTAGGCATATCAGCTGTCAGTGCAGCTAGTGTATCATTTACTCTGTCTATCTGTTTTATAGATATTTTAGATAGATATGATAGTGGACATTTAGTGAGTATAGATATAGACCTAATCTTTACCTCCAGCTCACTCAGCTCTTTATTCTCAGTTATAGACATCAGCTGTTGATACTGTTTGACAGACACCTCATCCCACTTCTGAGGCACATGGTAGCTGTGTTTCTTTGGTCCTATTTGTATTTCTAGTCTAGTCATTTATTATAAGTATAAATTTTGATTATATCGTTTTAATGTTATATTTGCACTGTTTTTCATGATAGCTAAAATAGGGGTGTTGGTCTAATTGTCGTAATAATTAGCATCCCTATTTTTTGTCTCTCCATATCTAGTGTTTCTACGTTCTATTATTTTTAGTATAAATATACCAGCCAGCCATATAAATGCAACATAGCTCATAAAAATAGCTAACAGAGGCATGCTGCTAATATACATAATACCTGCCTGTATTAGGGTTTATTTCATAGTACATCCTCATCATCATAGTATCAGAATAGTCTGGAGACCTGCCTATTAAATCTTTGATTTTGTCCTTTGCTAGTATGCTCAGTTTACTATCTTTGTCTATATTTATTCTTCTGACCTGCTCCAGCTCCTGTATCAGTTGCTCCTTAAATTTTATGTCATTTGTACTCACACCTATCTGTCCTTTATTTATCATATCAGCTAGTTTATAGTAGCACTGGGTCTTTAGATTTTGATAGTTTTCTTTGAGTAGAGGTTTACTGTTATTTTGAAACCCTAGACATCTCAATATATCTTTGCATCCACCTCCTACACCATCCTCATCCACTATGATATTAGTCAGTGGTACAGCCTCTCTATTCTGTATCTCTTTTATCCTATCAGCTACCTCTACCATACTACTACTATCCATGATGACTATATGTGATACCTGTAGACCATTCCAGTACATGATACAGGTCTTATCCTTTCCATATCTAGCTATATCAGCTGTGATATATTTATCTCCAGTAGGCACTACAGCACTAAACATATTGATGATACTATCATAGTTTATTAGCTGGTCTTGACTATCATCATATTCCCAGTCCCCCCTCAATAGTCTAGCTTTTGATATCTCATCTAGATTACCTAGCTGCTCTCTATAGTGTTTACTGATATGCTGATTATCATCTACTAGTGCCTGTATAAATCTCCTGTGTTTAGGTAGAGCTCCCTCTCTATCTGGCTTATAGTACATCTGATATATCCATCCCTTTGTAGGGTTGCATGTCATCAGTAGTTTAGGTATTAGTCCATACTCATCAAGTCTATATCTGAGCCTACTAGATACTATCTGCTTTGCCTTTTCTGTCAGCTGAGATACCTCATCTATAAATGCAAATGTGAGCTCCAGAGAGCCTAGTGAATCATAGTTTGGGTCTGATGGATATAGAAATAAATCTTTGAGTATTATCTCACTATCATTGTAAAATTTAATGATATTGCTCTGTCCATTATATGTGTAGTGTATACCAGATTTTAGTGACCACTGATTACAGATATCAAAAAAAGTATTGAGAGTAGTTTTTTTTAGAGTATCTAGTTTGCTCCTACCTATCATCCCTCTGATACCAGCATACTGTAGACATAGTATGATACTATATGCACATCCTAGATAGCTCTTTCCTCCACCAGCTGCACCTCCATAGAGCACCTCTGTTGTACTTTTATCCAGTAGATACCTCATAGCTATCTTCTGCTTTGTGATGAGCTGTGGAGATATATCTATCACTCAGTATGGTCTAGATTGATATTGATTTTTATAGGCTCTCCAGCTGAGGTATGGTCCATCTCTTGCCTCTCTACAAACCCTCTCCTTTTTCCCTTTGTTTTTAGATAGAATATAGTAGCTGATGTATTGCCATCCTTTATCTGTTTGAATAGCTCACTCTCTGCAAAATCTAGAGCTATGTCTGATACATCCTGTACATCTCTACTAAATGTCTCATCATTTTTTAGCCAATTATAAAATTGAGTTCTACCTACACCAGCTATCTTGCATGCTGTAGTGACTACTCCTAGAGATTTTACCAGAGCCTCTAATACTCTCTTTTTACTGTGTTCAGTTTTGTTCATAGTCTGTATCTATTATGTCTAAAAATTTATTATGTTTTTCTAGGTTACAGCTGCTCAGCTCTATATATGTTTTTTGCTCCTCTGGAAATGTATGTATAGCAAAGTGACTTTCTGCCAATAGCCATATAGCTGTATATCCCTCTGGCTCAAATTTATGCTGCATAAAATCTAGTACATTAAACTGTGCTCTTTTAAGTGCATTACAAAAATAGAACATCAGTAGCTCTGGGTCTGTCTCTGGTATCCATTGACTATGTTTAAATATCTCAGCTTTCATCCTGTATTTCTGTAGTTAAATCTTTGTAATTCTTTTTGATTTTTTTGACATCCCCTTTGTAAAACACTAGTACATTCTGATGACATTTTCCTACCTTTCTATTCCTCATAGTCCTAGCTGCTCTCATAGCCAGTGTACCTATCATCTCTACTAGTATCATCTCATTATATAGTCTCATACCAGCTCTATCAAATATATCCTTTATATGGTCTACAAATCTATAGTAGTATCCCTCTTTGTCTCTGATATCTCCTACTACTATCACAGCAAATCTATCATCTTTTAGGCACTGTATAGCATCTGTAAAAGCTGTATCTAGTATAGTCATAAAGTCCTCATATGTCTCTTGATTACTAGCATCATTCTCCATATCACTATATACCTCTAAATCATAGTATGGTGGACAGCTAAATAGTAGGTCCTGTGTATCCTCTGCTATATGCTGTAGTACACTCCTACCATCATCATTGATATACTCAGCTGTCATACTAGCTACTCTCTCATTATTTATATTAGCCTGCTCTGCTCTCAGCTCTATCCCAGTAAATGTATGTCCTAGACTAGCTGATACATACCCAAATACACTATCTCCAGCAAAACAATCAAACACTTTAGATGGTCCAGGAGTAAACCATTTGCATACTATCTCAGATAGTACAGGGTCTAGTATGGATACCTCTGGAGCTGCTTTTAGATTACCTTTCCATGTACCATACTGTAGCTCATTTAGCTCATTCATAGCTGTCTCTCTAGTCTCTCCTTTGTCTAGTATGAGATTTTTCCAATGTTTTTTTCTCTCTTGCCAGTATCCCTGTCTAGTATCTAGTATAGTAAATGGAGGTACACCAAATGTCTCAGCTAGCTCTATTCCCTCTGGCTGTTCTCCTACAGATATATCATCATCTGTGAAACCTACTAGCTCTCCCTGTGTAAACCCCCAATCTATGAGCTCCTTTTCATCAAAATAATTAGCTAGAGCATCCATATCAAATGCTCCAGTATTTTTGTTTAGTCTGACATTTAACTCCTTTTCTTTGTTTAGGTCTAGACTGAGCTCCACTGTAGGCACCTCATCTATTCCCATACTCTCTGCTACTTTACATCTCTGATGTCCTCCTATGATGATATTTAGCCTGTCTGGATGAGTATTAACTATAATAGGGTCTACTATACCAAAACGATTGATTGAGGCTCTAATGTCCTCAAATTGCTCTGTACTGAGCTGTCTAGGATTGTACTCAGCTGGTATCAGCTCTGAGATTTTTCTATTAACTATTTTCATTATATAGAGTTTTTATATTTTTTAATATACTGGATAAACATGCTCTACAGCTAGTGCTCTCTCTGTATCTAGTACCAAATACATCATTGTGTAGTCTGACCATCCTCCTAGTAGTCTCTACACTATCACTGTGACCACTTTTTACTAGTGGATATACCTCCATGAGCTCTGCTCTCTGTGCTGTAGATATATGTGCTCTACCTCTCATACCATTTACCTCTAGGACATCTCTCAGATTTCCAGCTAGCTTTGGTCCTAATATGACATCCACATACATTACAGTGTTCCCATGGCTCCTCAGTACCATCCATATGCTCACACTGCATACACTCATGTAGTCTCATCTCATATTCTATACCCTCTAGCTTTCTCATTCTGTCATATATATGTTTAGCTATTGCCCATAAAAATTTAAACAAATATTTGATGTTAATTTTTTTCATTGATTCTGGTTTTAATATATTCTTTTACTCTTTTTATAGTGTTGAATATACTAGTCCTAGATATACCAGTCATACCAGCCAGTCCATGTAGTGTATTGCCCTGGTAGTAGTATAGTTTAAATAGCTCTTTGTCATACCAGTATAGCTCATCTACTATCTGGTCTATCTTTTCTAGATATTTATATGTGGATGTTCCACTATACATCATGTAGTCTGGAGTACTAGATACACTAGCATTTGCATCTATATACTCATAGTACTTTTTGTATTTATAGTAGTATCTACTATTTCTGCTATTAAGCATCAGATTTAGAGCTCTGATACAGTACCACAGTAGACCACCTCCATCATATATTTTATCTAGTTTAGATTTTTCCATCTCAAAGAGCCATACAAATAACTCCTGTAGAGCATCATCTCCATCTCTACTATTTCCAGCTATATTATGTGCCACCTCTCTTAGCCTCTCAATGCTGGAGAGGATAGCATCATGTGCATCTGTCTCCTTTTCAGAAAGGCAAGTCATCTGCCTTTGACTGCACATTATCTGACTGTGGAGCTACATATGGTTTCTGAATTTTAGCTGAGAAATATGGTCTATCATCTCCTCTAACCCACAGTGCTATCTCCTGCTCTGTACCATCTGCTAGTGTAATTTTACCTTTGTAATCTGGATAGTTTTCACTAGTTTTATTATCTACTTTAAATATGGTGCCTGTGCCTGGTTTATTTTTGTATGACATATCAGTATGATTTTAGACAAATATATTCTTTTCCTATACATAAGTATAAAAAATACTGATTTATTTTTCACAGTTATCTGTTTATAACTATGGTGCCCTCTCCACCAACCATCCACTTTTTAGTAGCTGTAATGGTATGTACCATTTTATCCTCATCCATCAGACAGTCCATGAAACCCTTTAGTAGATTATCTAGGTCTGGCTTTTGCTGATGAGGCTCTCCAGCATGCTCAGCTACTTTTTTATATGACCATGATTTAGGACATGGTATCAAAAATTCTATATCTAGAGTATGTCCAGGAGTATAGTCATTCTCTTTTGCTAGCTGTTTTAGTTTATCTTTATATCTCCAGTATTTGAGTACTACTGGTCTTTGTTTCCATCTATCAGCTCTAGTCATCCTAGGCTTACCCATCACTGGTATATTTGTGAATATTATCTGGCTCATAGTCCGAATGTATTAGTTTTTTCATCTATAAATTTACATATCTCTCCTCTGAATGTGATATCAGTAGTACCAGTCTCTCCATGTCTGTTTTTGGCTAGTAGTATTTTACATGCTTTGTCATCTGTAGATTTACTATAGTATCCATCTCTATATATAAACATTACCATATCAGCATCCTGCTCTATAGCTCCACTCTCTCTCAAGTCAGACAACATAGGAGTTTTATCAGCTCTACTCTCTACAGCTCTGCTCAGCTGAGATAGACATATCACTGGTATCTCTAACTCTTTTGCTAGTACTTTTAGCTGTCTAGATATATATGATATTTGTTGCTCTCTATTTTGCTGTTTATTCTGTCTATCCTGTCCCTGTATTAGCTGTAGATAATCTACTACTATCATATCTATTTTACTCTCATGATTGAGTTTCCTAGCTATAGTCCTCAGCTGATATATGTCTAGAGCTGCACTGTCATCTATTATGATACGATTATTATTTACTATAGGTCCAATATCCTCATGCATTTTTCTATACTCACTATCTGTCATTTTTCCTCTTTTGATTCTATCATGTTCTATATCAGATTGTGAGCTGAGTAGTTTGTATCCTATCTCTGGAGCACCCATTTCTAGACTGAATAGTAGAGTAGTATGTCCATGATGTGCAGCTGTAGTCATAAAATTTAGTGCCAATGTAGTTTTTCCCATACCAGGTCTAGCTGCTAGTATAATCAGCTCTCCACTATTGAATCCATTAGTTAGTCTATCTAGATACTGATATCCAGTAGGTATACCAGTTATACTACCAGTATTATTACTAGCCTTTTCTATCCTCTGTAGACTATCTGCTATGACCTCTGTGATACTATGATAGGACCTAGATTTAGCATGTCTAGATACTGTATCTGTCAGCTGAGCTACACTGGATAGTATATCAAATACATCCTCACTATTATCATGTACTCTATCTATTAGTCTATGTGCTTTGAGTAGCTCTCTCCTCATCTGATACTCTTTGAGTAGTAGACAATGCTCCTCTATATTCATAGATGTACTGACTGTTGTATCTACTATATCTGTGATATCTACTTTATTTTTTAGAGCCTCTGATACTGACATTACATCTGGATATTTTCCCTGGTTATATAGTGATATGCATGTATCATATATCTGTGCATGATTTTTTTCTATAAAACAATCCTTTGATACTAGGTCTGCTATAGTATGTAGGTCATCACTATTGACCATCATAGCACCTATCACAGCTCTCTCTATGTCTGGAGCTGATGGTATTTTGTTTTTCATGATATGATTTTTTTGATTGGTTTTAATGGTTTATATTTTTTATCATTTTTGTAATATGACATTTTTGCTGAGCTGGTTTTACATGCAGCTCTATTAGATTGATATTTTTTCCAGCTAAGTATCTGTATCACAGAGCATTTATTATATGTTTTTTTAGATATCTGTTTATCATTTACTAGCTTTTTGATTATCCTATAGCACTGCATCTCTGGTATACCAGTCTCATCAGACAGTCCTCTCATACTACATAGTATCTGTCCAGGTCTGATAGTATATTGTCGCTTTTTAAACTTCCAGGTAGACCCACTATGACTAGCTCTGATGAGTAGATGGAGCCATAGATGTATGTACTGTGATTTTTTGTACCATCTATTTTGTGTTATTTTTCTATGTATTTTGATATATCCTTTCATGTCTCAGTGATTTAGTTATACTCATTTTATATTTGTACTCAGAGAATGCATCTAGTAGCATTTTTAGCACTTTAGAGACATTTTTATGATTACTATATACTTTTCCCTCAAACTGACCTATGTGCACTGTTATGGTCATTTTTGTATCTGTATTTTTTATAGATGGAGTAGCATTGATACCATGCATATGTAGTAGAGTATCATATTTATCTCTATCCATATACTCTAGTTCATTGTCACTATTCAGAAATTTCTCCTTTAGTGCATTGTAAAAATACCTATACTCATTCCATCCCTCTATATTTGCATCATGTTTTTGATACTGTACATAGAAGCTGGCTCTATGTCTACTAGTGACATGCTTTGATAGTGTATTATAGTCTACTCCTAGCTCTCTCATTATCAGATTATTAGCACACACTCTACATAGATTATAGTCTCTCTCTCTACATGAGCTGTGATATGCTCCGACTGGTATCCCAGCCAGAGCCTCACTTAATTTTATTATTTTACTGATTTTTGTTTCCATACTCCTTTATAGCTTTGTCTAGTATATCATGCTGGTCTGCACTGACCTCATAGTCTGATAGTTTAGCTAGGACCTGCTCAGACTTTCCATCTGCTACATAGTCTAGCATTGCTACTAGTATTTGTTTGGTCATCTTTTTCTTAAATGTATTTTTAGGCTCTCCAGTATATAGACTAGGTTTATACATCTCCTCCAGCTCTGATACATATCTATTGTCATCATATTTACCTAAAAATATATCTGCATTGAATCCTAGTTTAGATAGACCTTTTGTTAGTGCATCTGTACTCACTTTTTTATAGCACTCATCATCTAGTTTACCTTTACCAGTATGTGTATTTATAGAGCTATTGATATCATACTCACATATAGTATCATCTATCCTATACCATAGTACAGCCTGGTATCCTATTAGTCCATCACAGATGAGATTGAATCTCTCATCTTTTACACCCCATCCAGAGCCTATAGGACCGAATTGCTCAGTAGCTATATGCATCTGGTGCTGTGCATTTACAGTAGTGAATTTTCTACCGAAACCTACCTTTCTAGTATAGTTTGGGTCTGTAGTCTCTACAGCTGACCACAGCCATAGATTGTCTTTCTTTTTGTTTTTCATGATTAGATATTTTTAGTTATTATATAATTGTACAGCTCTCCTCCACACTCCTCATCCTCATCTACTACATTCTCTGTTACACAGATATATGAATCTACAGCTAGACTTCTCAGCATGCTCTGTAGATTTTCTACAGGCACTCTACTCCAGTATCCGAATCTGAGAGTTATAGCTGGTTTGAGTTTTAGGAATGTCCCATCTGGGTTTGCATCTGTCATAGTAGTACCCACCTCAAAAGTACCAAATTTTTCCTCTAGGAGGATGAGATGATTTATAGATATTCTCATAGTGTTTTTATATATTTAATGTATTGTTTTTTTATATGCTCTTTGTCATGTAGATGTAGTGCCTCAGACATACTCATCACTACATGGATATTCTGTCCATCTACCACTACATCATAGTACACCTCTCCAGTCTTTGGGTCTGCATATACAGACCATACCTCAGAGACATATACTGATTTGATTTTTGGCTCTTTTGTCATATGTCTAATTTTATAGGATTAGCTATACTATATAGACTGATAGGTTTCCCTAGTTGCTGACTAGCATAGTTTAGATGTTTAGATGTAGTAGGAGAGGTCGTTCTACCTCCTACATTCCAGTATACTTTATCTATTTTATCATCTGTAATTTTACCTACTATGGTATCATATGAGTATATGTACTCATCATCATAGCATAGATTTTGTCTGTATCTGTCAAAATAATATCTGTATTTCATTTTATGATTTTTTTAGTTTTACACTCAGTATTTCTCTCCCTCCTTTGACTATAGGTGGCTGGACCAGCTCTCCAGTATCAGTATCTACTATACTGTGTTTGATAGCTGATTTGTGTTTGTCTTTTAGTGCTTTCAGCTCCAGCTCTTTTGCTACTATTTCTGGTATCTCACTGTAGTCATATCTGGTAGCACTATTTTTGATAGTGATTTCAGTATCAGCATATGTGAATGACTTCTGTCCATACTTTGTAGCCTCATCTATAGTGAGGTCCTGTAGGTGGTTTTTAGCCTGTTTTAGAGCCTCCTCTATCTTTTTTATAGTGATATATACCTCCAGAGGGTTTAGGTCTCCAGAGAGGACCTTTGATACTAGGCTGTCTACAGCTCTAGGTATCTCATTTTGTTTAGATATCTCCATACTAGTATATCCTTTCATTTCTCATTTCACTTCTCATCCTCCTCCTATATCTCTCTAGTCTGATGATATCTGTCATGGCTTTTCTGACCTCATTAGCACAGTCAGCATATGCAGCACCTACACTACTATCTACATCTTTAGTAGACAGTGCATGAGCTATATTCTCCATGATACTAGCTCTGAGATTTAGCTCATTATATACATTCTCTGCATCAAAAGTAGATAGACCCTCTAGTCTGAATTGTTTCTCTATTTTCTCAGTAGTTTTTTTGTCTTTAGCTTTTAGTAGCTCTAC